GGATGGTTATTGTATCCCTGGTCTATATAGTCATGCTGCAATATATGTCGGTTGGTCCCCGAATGGTGGGTCTGCTGAGAACGAACACATCATCCACGCAATGACACCCTGTGTCCAATATACCGACTTGGTTCAATTCATGCGGTGCGATAGGGTGTGTGTCGTTAGACCTACGGTCAATCCAAAACTCAGAGACCTTGCAGTTACAAAAGCTATATCTAAATTAAACGTTCCCTATGATTATGATTTCGTTTTTGATACAGACAATCCCAACGACAAGGACAGGTTGTTTTCCTGTTCTGAGTTAGTATATTACTGTTACAATCACGTATTAAAACAATTAGGATGGAGACTCCATGAAAAAAATTATATATGCATTAGCAAGAAAATGTTTACCCCTGATAATTGTCTTCCAGTAGAAGGTTCAGCGTCTGAAATCGTCTGGCAAGGCTAAACCTTAGAGGTTTGGTCATCCCCCGGATTATGGGGCGGGACTTTAGACTTCTTAGGTTGCTTCTTATAGGTTTCCTTGTGCCAAGGGTATAGAGATTTAGGTTTACTCTTAGGTGCAGGTGCCTCTGGTTCCCTAACCCCTCCAAGACTACCAACCTGACCAAACAAACTCATATTCGCAGCGACCAACATAAGAATCGCCAATGGGTCAAAGACAAACACCAACGCAAGGATAACTGCCCTGACACATTCGTCTAGGAAATTGTTTGCTTGGTCACCATAAATCAACGCAGCGATATATTTGACAGGTCCAATATCGGCCTCTAGGTTACGCACCTTCTGCTGTAGTGGGAATTTCTTGTCAACCAAGATGTCAATAGCACCCTGAGCATCGGCAATTTCTATGTTCAACTCATCACGTTCCGGCTTCTGGTTCTTTCTGGTCGCAATCGCACCACCCTTACCTCTTACACGATCATAACTCAACAGGACTTGGACGGAATCGTCCAACTGTTGTATCACCAACTCAGCATCACGTATCCGTCTGTTCTCTCTTGTGATTGACATATCAATACGTTCAATCTTTGCTATCATCTCATCACTGGGTAGTGTCTGGTCTAGATGGGCTTTCGATAGGAACCCAAAGATGCCCATGCTTGTGATTAGCATCAGCATGACAACAGCCGCAGTTAAATACGTCTTGAGTAGCTTCGGTACCTGTTTCCAGTTTCTATACAACCACGAAGCAGTCACCAACTTACCGACTTCCAACACAGAGCCCATGATGATAATGGGTATCACTGCTGCGGAAAAGATTGCAGCAAGACCGACGATTGAATACCATGCAGCAACGATTGAGATTGCGATGGCTGTAACTAAAGTTAATATGCCTAAATTTCTATCTACACGAAATGACATGTTTCCTCCTAAATTTGTAACACGTTTCTCTTTTCAGCCTTCCAACCAACGGTGTCCAAAATAATCTTCAAGGGCTCCAAGAATGTTTTTGAGAATTGCATATCGTAGTCTATATATTTCCCCAAATCCAACTCTCTTGGTAGAATATCAATAATCGCAAACACATTGTCCTGGAAGATATTTGGTTCCTTCATATAACAAAATTTGAGGCTGTCTCCTTCTTGTATATACGGATATTTCCTTTGTAGTTTGTTTTCCTCGACCAAATTATTATAGATGAGGGCACCCCTAACATGTATGGGGGTGCCTTTCTTGCAAAGGTCCCGTTCACCCTTATATTTATACAAACCGGTGACGCCTCTGGGGAAAGCAATGTCTTCAAATTGAGACCCCATGAATATCGTCTTAAACTCCTTGATGTGCTTTTGTAGGGTTTCCTCATCCTTCCTGAGTATGATACCGACACACTCCCTCAGTGAGTCCCGACACAGTTCAGGGGTTGACGACTTGACAATCTCTAACCCCTTGACCTTCAGTTTTGGTTCGTTTAGTCTTGTACCTTCATCATCATATACATTCAACGCATACCGTTTCTTGGCAGTCCAGAAACCCTTGTCTGCAATTACCTCTCGCTTCATGAACATTTTCTGTTCATATGCGTTCATGGTTACAGCAAGATCCTGATAACATTTATCAATATATGGTTCAATTTTAGTCTTACAGATGTCATCAAGGAAGGCGACAATACTATCCGCATTATCTGCCTCCTCCGTATACATCTTACTAACCAACTGATTAAAATTAATGTATAGTGAATCCGTATCCGATGCAATAACATAATCTACATCTCCTTCTGTAGTTTCTAAAAGTTCATTGATATAGAAGTTTACCTTATCAGCAATATATTGGATGGCGAGTTGACCCGATAAGGTCACTGCTTCCGCAACACGTACATCATAAAACCTGAAATACTCGTTACCAAGAGCACCATACGCAGAGTTCAGCTGAACCTTCTTCGCAGTTTGGAAGGTGTCATACTGAGAAGCCTCAAGTCTCTTTTGGGTCAGTAACTCTCGTAGTTCTTCTGTTGTTAAGGTTGCTAAGTCATTCATTGTGCTGGTGTCATCGTTATGAGTAAATCAACAAGGGCAACGACGGTCAGGAAACCGAGTAAGAACATTAGTGGTATCAATAGGTATTTCATGTCCGTTTCTTCAACTCCTTCTTAATGGATTCAATGTCTTTGTAGGCTTGGAGCATCTTCTTCTTTGCTCGTGCCCGGTCATTGAACATGGTTTCAATAATTTCTGGTAGAAACCCCTGCTTAGATTTGTCAAAATAGTATCCGTTCGCAGCTAAGGCATACTCTGTATCATTCTTAACCTTACCACTGATTACGTCCTTCACCTTAATGTGCTTATCAATATGTATGTCTTCAATGATGGTTTCTGGGGACAAATTATACTGCATGTGGAGGTGAGGATACAGACTCACCAAGTCGAAACTGACAATCCATTCGTGCATCCCCACCTGTGGGTCCTTCACGTAAGCACCTTCATATGGATGATTCTTGGGGGTTTTCTTCTTCTGTGGAACGACAATTTTTCTGTCTAGAAGGTAGTTGTGGATGATTGTGTCCCACAGCCTGATTTGAGTGAACACATCTGAATAGTTGACCTTTGCGTCATATGCTGCGGTCAATACGAGGTCGATGAACCCCCCTTTCTGGTCAATGCGTTGGACCAGTCGGGTGTCATGGATGTTGTAGTCAATGTATTTCTCGAAATTCTTTTCATATAGGTCATACAGGGTTCGATACTCCGAGTAGTCTATCTTCCTCTCGTTTAACTCTACATGGGCAATATAGTTCAGTTTGTATGACTCTCGTTTTTCTTGGGTGAACTTCTTATATATCTCCAACATGTCCAAGACAGCGATGCCTACAATGTCGAACAGTTGTTGGGTTTTGCCCATGATGGTTGTGGTTCTGTCGGTGAACAACCCCCACGGCGAGAACGTTTTAGCGACACGCTTACCTAGGATGTTGGTCGTCCTGTTGATCAAATAGGGAATATCGAAAAACGTGATGTTCCATCCTGTGACCACATCGGGTTTAATCTTGTTCCACAACTTCAGAAATTTTAGTATCAGGTCTTTCTCGTCCTTGCACTTGAGGTACTTGACGTTCTTGTCCTTCGGTGTGTAGTCCCCACAACTGATGGCGTAGAACACGTTGTTATACTCCAGTGTAATCGCAGTTATCGGTGCGAAGGCGTCTGTGGGTGAGGGGAACCCATCGTCACTTTTCACCTCAATGTCAATGTTCGCAACACGTATGAGTGATTTGTCAAAGACGACCTTGCCCGGAAATTCTTCGTTGAGATACGTGTGGGTAAATCTAAAGTTCCCATAGATGTCAAAATTATTAACACCCTGGTATCTCTGTACAAACTGCTTAGCGTCCCGTATCGTCTGAAACTTTTTGGGTTCGACGGGAGCGTTATCTAAGGTTTTGTATTGGGACTCTAGGTCTTTTGTGGGGATATAGAGGGTCGGTGAGTATAGAATTTTCTTGAAAAACTGCTTCCCATTGTCATATCCACGTACCAACACATTATTACCTACGGCATGGGCATTTGTATAGAAGTACATTATGTGATGAGTTCTGGTCCCACCGTAAGTAACCCACTACCAAAGGCTTTGCTGTAATTGTTTTCTAGTTCTGTGACTGGAAAATACACATACATCACTTTATCCCTACCAATCGTTATCACATTTTCTTTGCTCATAGGTGCACCTGGAACCATGGCAAGTTGAGGTTGACCAGTTTTACCTGAAACCATCTGAAACGCAGCTGGTTTCTTTATTCTGTATGTCTGGTCTGTTTCTGTGACATCACCGATAATTTCCTCACCGGTCACCAATCTTACTACTTTAACGGCCATATTCTAAACTCCTGTGTTACGTTCATTTTCTAAGTATAACACAAGTATACTGAAAAGTCAACTCTAATTATTCTCTCTTATAACAGTACCATCTGGCACATTTTTGGGGCAATTACTGAAAAACCTAATATACTTCTTTCGCATATGTTTGATAGGGTCGGGTCTCATCTTTTCCCAAAGGTATTGACCACCTAATATGTATGCTTCTTTTTCTCTATGCCTATCACATTCAAATGAGGCTCTAGTCTCTCTCTGAACGTGGTGAACCAACTCATGTAACAGTTTCTCCCGATCTTGATATTTGTCGGGATTAAACGTGTCACTGAGGTAAATGGTTTTTGTGTGTGCGTCATACAATCCAAAAAATTTATCAACGTGAGTCTCTTTCAATCCAGAATAACCCGGGTGATTTTTTGTTGCTCTCTCATACAATTCCTGTTGAGGTACTAGCACAACGTTTGGGTCGTCTAAATTTTCTGTGATGTAGGGAGTATGTGTGGAAATCCACACAAACAGCAGTGCTATTAATTTTTCCATCGGCAAGCTCTTTCGTTCTTTAAGCCCTATGAAGATGAACAGCCAGAAAAGCAGGGCACTATTTTAACGTTTTAATATTTTCTCCTAATGGGTTGTTTCTATCCCTTCTATTTATACTCTATTTATACACATTACATCAGAATATGCTTATGGAAACGGCATATGATAAGAACGTAAGGATAACCAAATTCCTTCTCAACCGTTCCTCCGCAGGCGTTATTGGGTTACGGATGTGAGTTATACTTAGTGCGCCTGGAAATACTGTTTTCCTCATCTTGATGGTCTCGTAAGTGCAACAATATTATAACCCTTATCAATTCTCAAATACCGCATCTGTGTTTGTTTAGCAATATCTACCCATGAAGTTGATGTTGTATCAAGTTGTGTGTTGAAATTGATATATGTTGTGGGCAAGTCAACGGGGGTTGGTGC